GCAATCGCCCGAGCCTGGCGGAGGAAAGAACGTGACCCGGCGCTCAGTTGCACGTCAGCCGTATTGAGCCGCGCGGCCCTCGGCTCGCCTGTAAAAAACCCAAGTCGGTTATCAGGCGTGAAAGCCGCAAAGCGGAGCGCTCCACCAGACAACAGCGCGCTATCCCACGGCACGTCTGCGCTATCCCAATTCGGATAAAGCGCCTCGATGCCGTCCCACGTCACACCCGGCGTAGCCATGATGCACATTTCGGAGACATTGTTGTCGGCATAGCACCAACGATCCAGTTGCCAGTGGTAGCCGAGCAGGAATTTCGCGCCGGTCACGTCCTGCGCCAGGAACCACGCGATCTTGCGAAATGGATCTGGATAGCCCCGGATTTCGTGAAGAACCTGGCTATCGGCCAAGTCCTGAAACCACATATCGACGCGCTCGGCGCCAATAGGCTGGCCCTCCACGTTCATGAAGAAACCGTCTCGCGCATAATAGACGAACGTCCCTGGTCCGATAGGGACGACAGACAAAGGCGCATAGACGCCGCGAGACGGGTTGATGACGCGCGTCGTAAACGAGTAGTCCCCGCCTGAGGTGAGCGCCACTTCGGTGAAGGCGGTCCGGTGCGAGATGATCGCGCCCCGCTCTCCACCCTGAATATTCATGATTTCTTCGCCGTCTGCGAAGTCTTGCAGGTCGCAACCACGTTGGCCCAGCGTCCAGAAGCCCGCGTCCCCGATACCGGAGAGCATGAAGCGGTTCGGATGGCCGTAGAGGTTCCCCAGCGCGACGTACTCGCCCACGGTTGCGCAATAGCGCGCTTGCGGCGGCGAGCCGGGCAGATCGGCAAAGGCAACGCCGGAATCAATGTCGATGTACTGCGCCGGCCCGCCGAGATTGCACAGGATCAGCAGTTGCCCGTATTTGGTGGCCGACCATCGGTCCCCTACCGGAACAGCATAGGGAGCGGACGGCCCGGAAATGCTCCCCCACGAATAATCCGTGCCGTTCAACTCGAATATGTCGGTCGCCGTCGCGGCGATGATGCGATAGGTGCCGTCCTGCTTGCGCACGGACCACGCGCCCATGCATGGGGCGTTGAGCGCTTGAGACACGGCTGTCAGGTCGGGCAGCGGCCCCCAGCCATCTTTGATCGGGACGGCATTGATCTGCGCCCTTGACGCATCGACTGCGTAGCGCGTCCGATCTGGCTCAAACGGCGCGAACGGGATCAAAGGTAGAACTCGTCATAATGCCGGCCGACGCGGGCCAAGGCGGGATCAACCATCAGTTCGCCGCGCTTTTTCTGCGCGATGGTGTTGCGAATGGAAGGGATCGTATCTTCGAGCAACGCCTTGAAGCTGGCGGCGTAGCCGCCATCCTGCACGAACACACCTCCCCACATGACGGCCGCCGCGAGATACACGTCGGGATGCTCGGATAACAGCCAATTCGTCGGGGCTGCATCCGAGAGCGCGAACCGCTGCTTGTGGCGGAACCGGAAATTGTAGGATTGATCGCACGGCCGGTTCAGGCTGATCAACGTGCCATCAGTCGCCCATATTGAGGGCCGACCGATGCCGTCGAGATGAGGAAATGTTCCCTCCGACCTCGGCAGAACACGCAACTCGCCGCCCGTATCCTTGAGATACAGCGCGACAGGTTCGACCATGGCGAGGGAGGAAATATCGAGGGTGCGCGAACCGACAGAGCCGGTCAACGACGCATCGACCTCGACCGGGCCTAGTTCGCGGTTAAGGCGCGCCTCGGCCAGCGAAATGAAATCCGCCGCGTTGCCGAGCACGTCGGCCCGCGCCATCCAGTCGCCAACCGCCTGTTGAAGCTCGGTATAATCGGAAATGGGCATCGCTCACCCCAAAAGAAATGAGGGGCCAGCCGAAGCCAGCCCCTTTCCAATGTTACGCGGCGCCCGAGTGACGGGTTGCGAGGCGATGATCGATGGTCTTGGCGCCGAACAGGATGTCGCAGCGCCAAGCCGACTTGTCGTTCGTGCCGTCGTAGACGGGGATGATGCGAACGCTGGTCCCCTTGTAGGACTGGCGGGACACATCGACCGCGCCGGGAGGCGAAACCAGAGGCACCATCGCGAGCGCGAACGCATTGCGGTGGAACATCAGGTTCTGGCGGTAGCTTGCCCCGCCAGTGCCAAGCACGGTGATCGCAGCGTTATCGGCCGGCGTAGCGGAGACGTTCTGGAACGCACCGCTGGAGATGATCGCCGGGGTGATCGTCAGCGCAGCCGGCCCCGTCGTAGCGCCGGAGTCGGCATCGGCCGTCACCGCGAACTGCTTGAGGAACGGCAGGACCGCCTTGGTCACGGGATTGACGGCAAAGACGCCGGCAATGGTGAACACGTCGCCCTTTTTCAGAATGCCGGTGGTGGAGTTGGTCCAGCCATCGGTATTCAGCGTTTGGGTGTTCGTGTCCTTGACGTTGGCATAGGTCGAGTTCTGGTTGGCGCCGTTCACCAGCGGCGTACCGGTGGCCACGCCCACGGTATGCGTGCGGATGTTCTGCGACATGTTGGTATCGACGCCGCCGATCATGCCGAGGCTGCCGGAACGATAGGCGTCCTTGGCCGCTGCCTGGATGTAGAGGGCGGTCTGCGAGCCGAGCATCCCGGCCTCATCCTGCGGAGACAGGACGGAGGACAGGCTGTCGGTCGGGACCGCCATTTCCATCAGGCGCTCCTTGCCGGCATAGAAGTCCGAGAAGGAGTTGATGACCTGGCCAGGCGTGCCGACCCAATTGGGCACATCGGCATAGAGGCCGGTCAGATAGGTGTCGACCGAGTTGGCAAGCTGGACCATGGCCGGCTTGATGACGCGTTCGGACAGTTCACCGATCTTGAGGGTCAGGTCCTGCGACGTGAACTCGAAATCGACGCCACGACGCTGATCGACTTTGAGGCTGGTCTTGCCTTCCGTCACGTCCTGCACCGCCATGGTGGCATTGGTGCGGACGGTGAAGTCAGTCGGCTTGCGGATCGAGATCGTGTCGCCAACGTCGTAGCCGTTGACCTTCTTGTCGAACTCGTTTTCGTAGCCGCGAAATACCTTCTTGGCCATGACGAGTTCGTTGTCGAGGATCATCACCGCTTCCTTGGCGATGATGTCCGCAGTCAGGGTAGTGTTTGCCATGATAGGCTCCATCGGGCGGCCGCAGCCGCCATGCGGGTCGGATTAATTGCCCCTGCCCGCCTTTCGTGCTGCCGCGTATTCTTCCATCGACATTTCACCGAGGGACTTGCGGGCGGCCGGCGTCGAGCGACCGCCGACAACCTGTAAGGGTGCCGGTTTCGCCGTCTGCTTGGCTGCGGGGGCTGGCTTGGAAAGGGTCTGTTGGCCGATCCGGGCGAGATAGATCATCTCGTACATCAACGGATTCATCAGGCTCTGCATTTGCTCTCTGGTCACACCCTTGGAGAGCGCAAAGTCGATCACCTGCTTGTCGGTTTCGGGCGTCCAGCCCTTGAGATTGGCTTTCACGTAGTCGGACGTTTCCTGCATGCGCTTGGCAATTTCTTGCTGCGCCTCAACAGTACGCTTTCCTTCGTGGTCCTGGATGGCAGCCTCCAGGTTGGCTTTCTGGCCGCGCAGATGCTGGGCGTAGTTCCACGCCTCATCCGCGCCCAACGGATCGCTCAAGCGGGCCTGCTGGTACGCGGACCAGTCGAAGTCCTTGAAGCGGTCCAATTCCTTCGTGACGGTGCGAAGGTCGGCACGCGCATCGAGATATTCGTCACTCGCCGCGAATTGCTGGTTAAGGCGCTCGGCGCGCTGTTCCAGTTCCTTGCGAGTGGCGGCAACCTCTTGCGTTTTCTTGGTATAGTCGGCCTGCATCATGAGGCCGTCCTTGAGGCCTTTCGGTCCCTTCACCTTCTTCCCGTTCCAGTCGAATTCCTCGAATTCTTCTTCCTCGGGTTGAAGTTCTTCCTCGACTTCCGACACATTGCCGGCGTCATCGAGATTTACGGGCTGCTCAGCTTCCACTTCCGTTTCGATTGCAGGGGCTTCCTGTTCGACTTCGGCAATGGTTTCCGGTTCGCCGTCCATGTGCGCACTTCCTTTCGAGATTGGTGCTGTTGTGCGCCGTTACGTGGCGCGGCCGATTGCAGCGATGCTGCTAATAGAGAGCCACGATGCTGGTGGCCGTGGTGTTGGTGCTCATCACGCGACGGGTGCGGACGGGCAGGATCGTGCCGGCATCCACCGCCTTGATCGTCACGGCGGCCGAGTCCCTGTCGGCTATGAGCGCGACATCGCCAGCGCCTCCTACCCACAGGGCGCGACAGGTGCCAGACGGCAGATCGAGTGTGTCCGAAGGCGTGACGGCCCGAAGCTGCGCCGCGCCTCTATCTTCGACGGGATTGGCCATTGCTATTCCCTCATTCCGTTGGGCTTCTGGACCGGCGCTGGCCGCGATGCGAGGGCTGCGGCATTCAACTGCGCCTTGTAGGCTTCGATTTCCTTCTGCGCGTCGATCTTGATGCGCTCGATTTCCATCTCAGCCTGGATTTTCATGACGGCGATCTGCTTGTCGGCATCGATCTTTGCCGCTGCCTGCTGTTGATCGGCCTGCAACTTGGCCATGCTGGCCTGCTGATCGCTCTTGAGGTTCTGGATTTCCTCGGCCTGCTGCTGGAGCTTCTGCTTGCCTTCCTCAACCTGCTTCTGGACCTCGGGAGGCAGTTGGCCGGATGCCATCTGCTCCATTTTCTCGGCTATCTTGTCTGCTCCCGGCCAATCGAGGTTCTTCGCCAGTTCCGGCCCGACGATGGGTGCGGCCTGGGGGAACGCCCGGATCATCTCCGTCATCTGAGCCGCCGCTTCCTCGCGCTGCGTCGTGTAGCTCGGACCTGTCGAAACCGTCAGGTCGTATTTGCCAGCCGTCAGGTCATGCAGGGCCATGATCGGCTTCATGAGCGGGTTGCCGGCCTCGTCCTGCATAGGCTGGCCATCCTGCCCCATGACTGGCTGCTGCATCGGCTGGCCCGTCTTGGGGTCTTGCACCTGATAAGGTGCGTTGACCTGCTTAGCCTCCTGCGATCCGTCTTCACCAATCACCCGGACGATCCGATCCGCATCGTAAACGTGCGGGATCAAGTCGATCAGGACACGGCCCGTATGGCGGATGGCTCGGGCCATGTTGTCGACAAAATGGAACGTCGAAACGTCGCCCTCACGCTGGCGGGCCATGATGGCCTTGCCGCTGGTTTCGTTCGACCGTGCGCCGAGGGAGGCGTCATACATGCCGACGATGGCCTTGATGTCGTCGGATGCGTTTAGCGCCTCTTGCAGCGCCCCTGCCGCCACGCCTGTATCCATGGGCTGGCGCTGTGGGGCCGCCCCTCCTGCCTTTACAACGGCCTCGGGATCATATTCCAGGAACGGATGGTTGCGCGTGTTGGCCGTCATCCAGCGTTCCATATCGCTGTTAAATGCGCCCTTGGGCCCGATAAACGGCACACGCGGTGCCAGCGCTACCAGTTCGGTGCTTGCCGTGCGCCAGTAATTGAACGACCGCTGCGCATCCTTGGCATTGTGGATGAGAGAGCGGAAATAGCGCTTGCCCTGCACGTCGAACTCATCGCCGTAAACCGGAATGATCGGGATGTATCGACCGGGCCACGGCTCGGATTTGAGGATTTCCGCTCCGGTCATGATGTGCTGCGTGACCTGATGGGATTTGGTCATGCGCTCCTGGCGGAACTCAAGAAACTGCTGGATTTGCTGGAAATCCTCGTCCTCAGCGATCTGATCCTCGCTATAGACATGCATCGAGCCGTCGCGGGTATCGGCAAAGAGCAGGATTTTCCGGTCTTTTTCTTCTCGCCTCCACCACTCGGCCACCATGACCTCGTTTCCCGTGCGCCACGGCTCGCCGGCACTGGACCACGAGGTATCGTCCCAATCGACCTTTGCCTTGTCGCCGTACTGCGCCTCGAAATCAGCCTTGGTCAGGCGGTCAACGACAAAGGCGCTGTTCCAATCGGACGAATCCGCCTCTGTCGAGTGCGGATCGCCATAGACCGAGAACGGGTTGAGCACCCGCTTGATCTTGAGATCCATTTCGAAGCTGTCGTCAAAGGCATAATCCAGCCCAACCCGCCAGTATCCGAAACCGCAGGTGACAGCGCATTCGACGCCTGTATCGTAGGCAACGTCAGCCGAGGACGCATACTCGATATTGCGGATCAGGCCATTGATGACCTCAGCCGTTTCAGGATCGGCTCCGCTGTCGGCCGGATGCACCTTGATCGATGGTTTGTTCTGCCGGGCGTCATTGACAACCTGGCGGATAAACGCCGGCAGTTTGTTGATGGTCAGGCACGGGCGGCCGTCACGCTCCCGCTGCTTGATGATACTGTCGGGCCATTGCTCGCTGAGGCGCGCAAAGCGAACGTCATCGAGTGCGGTCTGCCGATTGTCGTTGGAGGCCTCAGCCGACGCGTCAAAGGCGTCTTTGGCCTCTTTCAGGATGTCGTCAGCCATTATCCCATCCAGCTTCCTGCGCCATACGATACCGGCGCCGGCCGAGGCTTTGCCTCATGGACAGGCTCGGCAAATGTCAGCGCTACCGCGTCCCACTCGTCAGGGGACCGAAGACCGCGTTTGCGAATGTCGTCTTTGCTTTCCAGAACAACCCGCGAAAGGCTGTCGTACTTGTAGCCTGGAGCGCAGGCATCGACCTGCAAGGCGTCCGTGTCGGGGATACTCACCCCGCCCGGCTCATCCAGCCATTCCTTGGACTTGCCCCACATTTCGGCCCGACGATTGGCGTACCCGCCCTTCGGCCTGCCGTTCTCATCGAGAGGTTGCGGCTCCAATGGGGCAGAACCGAAGTTGATAGCCCGGACAATATCGCCGTAGCCCATCTCTACGAGGCGGTCGTATACGCCGGCCCCAACGCCGCCCACGTCGATGAACATGCGGGCCGGCTTTTCGGTGTCTATGACTTGCTTGGCCCAGCCCGCCCCGGCCATCGTGTCGAGCTTGTTGCGGCTCTCGACCTTTTCGACCTTCCTACCGCGCCTAAAGGCCATGGAATGCCGGTCTGCGCCTTTCCACGCCGGATCGTATCCGATGACTAGCGGCCCCGACGCTTCAACCTCGGTCTTGCGGGCCTTCAGTACCCGCTCGGCCGGAATGAAGCTGTCATGGCCCGTCATCTGGAAAGCCTCGGCGGCGGTCGCAGGGTACTCCTGCTTGAACAGCATCGGGTCTTTCAGTTCGGCAATCTTGTTCCGACGCCATACCATCTGATCCAGGCCGAGGCGGTGCGCCTCCATGTAGGCCCGTTCTTCATCATCCAGTTCAAACCCGGCCGGCACATCGCGCCGATATTCAGGCTGCCAGAACCATGGGATGAAAATGGCGACATAATCGCCTATACCCTGCTCTGCCTGTTGCCATCGCTCGTGAAACT